AGTTAAACCGCACAATATACCGTACCGATGGCAACAGAGCCCAACGAGATCAACCTACGAATGACCCAAACACTAATGAAACAAATAGAAGATACGACATTTAAGATACGACGCAAACATGATGATATGTATACATACTTAATTGATGACACAGCAGCAATCGAAATGTATCCAGACACGGAGACACCATTCAGAATGAAGTCTAGTCTGCATGAATTATACATCCAAGTTAAGTGTCAAATTCCAAAATCAATAATACGACCACCACTTTATAATAATGATATGTATCCATTGAATAACAATAACACGAACTTCCTTGAAGACAGACCATTTAATTATTTATGTAACTTTGATTGGTATGAATTTTTATCACGAACGAAAGACGAGCTTGGTATGCATTATAATATGATTAGAGATCTAATAGCAATGTCTTCTCAAACGAGATATTCAAATATATGGTCAAATATCAGTGGTATTATTATGTATTTACGACAATATCAACGAGGTTTTGCACTGCGAGCAATATTGGCCAGGTTGTTAAAGCAATGGAATAACTTTCCATTCTTTGATACCTGGGATGGATTTAGAGATGTTTTACCTAACACTTCTACTGCTTGGCCATTATTATTTTATGCATTTATGAGCGTAACATTCGATTATATATGTGAAAATATTAGCGAAGGAGAAGCGATTGTTTGTTTTCAGAATCATCTTGAGAATGCGCAAGTGAGTTATCAAGATACCAAATTAGAAAAGAAGAATAATTATACGTTATGGTTAAAATATGAATGTCATAATTTACGTGTTGCACTTACTCCTAGATATGATTATACTGGAACAGTTTCTGGAAATTTTCTTAAAGATACAACGGAATATATTATTGAGAATGAATTTGAGAATAATGAGATCGCGATGAGGAATAATTTACTACCATCATTTTATGCAATATTACAACAGATGCGTCAGAAGCTTAAGACAGTAGAAGATATTATTCGACTTCTAACAATTTGTTACTCAGCAAGAGATGATCGAACATATTATGGCACATTAATGGAGTTAGCTATATCCAAGGCGATTAAGCCACAAGTCGCTGGATCAATAGTACCTGCACCAATACCAACATCATGGCTACAAAAGGATCCGAAGATGGTTCTAAGTGCGAGGTATCCTTCGACTTCATTTTTGTCTCAAATGCAAGAATTCTATAGACGCTATTATCCAGCATTGCAAAAAGAGATTGATGTACATGCGTTATCTGCTTCATTTATTAACTTTTTATCTACTGCTTCTGCAGGAGTGGGTATTGAACTACCTGAAGAGATTGTTAATATGGTTCAAGATAAAAGGTTGTTATATCTTATCAAGAAAGGATCTGGTAAGCGTGTATTACAAGAAGCGTTACTTGTTGAAAAATATAATGATTTAGATCCAATAATAAATGATTTTGTCAGATTGATTAAAATAGTCGTACGTAAACAAATTGAAAGAAGGCAAAGAGGTATTGCTGGCATTCCAAATAATGTGTTAAAAATTAACCAAGTGACATATGAAGCTAATAAACCATTTTCTAAAATAGCACGAGCACCATCACATGGCAAGCAAAGTGGAAATGCAAGTGATATTCATGACCTTTTATTCTATACTACGCAAGAAGACGTTTCGCATATTGAAACAAATGGAAAAAGACAAATGAGAGGAATAGTTATATCATCTGCGGATGTAAAAGGCATGGACACACACATACAGATAAACGCAGCAATGAATCAGCATCTTGGAGCGATTGAAATATTAGACGGCATACAATATGATGTAGGACCATTTCGTCAAACTAATGCAATTATACAAGATATACAAGGTAATGTTTATGAGAAAAGTTTGAATGGTGGACAGCAAGCGATTGCTTTTGGCCTTGCAAACTTTTCACAAACAACTGGTATTAATAGTAAATATTTTGGTCAAATTCCAAATCAAGAAGGAACCTTTCCATCAGGATTGATTACAACATCAAATCATCACACGCAAATGTTAACTTTGTTAATTGAAACTGCTCTAACTACATTCACAAAAGAATTTGGTAAAAGTATGGCGATATCACATCTTATGATTTTAGGTGACGACGTGTCACTAATGTTACATGGTAATGATAAAGATATAAATTTTTTCATGAAATATTTAGTTGAAAAGTTTTCACAACTAGGATTAATATTGGAAAGAGATGAATCACGTAATTTTGGAGTCTTTTTACAACAGCATGTTATTAATGGGCGATTCAATGGATTTTCTAACAGAATTGCAATATTTACTAGTGAAGATTATAAGACAAGGAAATCAGTTCGAGAATCATGTACAGAATATAACGCATTGATTGATGATGTAATATTTCGAACGTACAACGTACGTAAGTTGTTACAGTTTCAAAGAATACATCAATTTGTAGTATTATCAAAATATGTGTTTCGAATTCAAAACTACAAATATGAATCTTTAAGAGCAAAATTGGCTAAGAGAATGAATGTATTCGAATACGAATTAAAGATTAAAGACAACGATAAAACTGACGTACATAATAGGAATGCGTTAAGATTTATTGGTATACAGATTCCATATACTTACTTCCAGTATTCAGGAGGAGGTGAAATACCGCCAGAATCGTTTCAAAAAAAGGATGGATCATTTACATATGAGTATTCAATTTATAGCCCAAGAGGTAAATGGCTGCGAAAATTTCTTTATGACATCTCACACGATGCACGCGACGTCAAATTTCAGATCGATCATGAAATGATGAAGTTGTATAATCTAGACATTTGTGATTTTTTACTTCAATATAATGTATTAGATATTCAAGAAGAAATTAGATCGACTATTATCGATAGAGAGTTAGTTTCAAAGTTAGCAATGAATTTAGAATCTTTAGAACACAGCAATGCTAGAATGATATCTAGACGAGCATCAGAATCACTACGCAGTATGGGAATTAGACTTCCTGCTAACGGAGTGTATGGATACCAGATTAACGAACGATTAGTAAAAGTGCTACAGAATATTCAACAAAGTGATTACGAAGTAAAAATGGTAGGCGATACTTTATTTACAGCTATTATGGAAAAATTCGAACATCACAAAGTACGTATGGAAAAAGGAGATAAATTGCACAATTTCACATTAGATTTCAGTAATAAAGATGACAAGATAACTATCAACAGAAAGATGTTAGCGTTGCATAATATATCAATTTCTAAAAATATGATGCCCTACTCTGACGCGTGGATGTTATACACTTGTCTTGACAATACATATAATACTTCAAGCGATCTTGCGACTGCATTAGCGCATTCTCAGGGACATTTTAAAAGTTTTCAATATGATAGAGATATGTTTGCAGAATCAGTGAAAATAGCATCTAAACATGGAATCGGAAGTTTACCAATGGAACTATTCTTCGAAGCGAGTAATATACGTGATACAGCGCAGTTAAAATGGATAGAAGCGATTAAGTATTATGTACAATTTAAAGATTATTTATATCCTTACTCTTTGAATCCACGTAGATTATTCTTTATTCCTGAACAAGTATCCTCCGTGTCAAACATATTAAATCAAGAGAATATACCAGCAGATATAAATCAGAAAGCATTATTGTTTCGTCGTGCTTATGCATATGTACTATCTCACCCGTTTTGCATTAGTGGAGCCAAGGCGATATTTGTAGAAGACCGTATCTCTTAGGTACCGGGGGTTTGTTTTTAAGT